GATGAAGATGAAGAAGGGTCAGTGTCTGTAGGGTCGTTACCAAAAACAATCTCTCGAGAGCATTTTATTGATTTTTTGCGTGCTCATTTAAAATCTGAGAAATAACAACCAACTTGGTGGGAGCAAATAATGTTTACATTTAGCGAATTTTTATTAAATGAGGATCTTGCATCTGAAGTTACCCAACTACAAATGCAAATTTCACAAATAACTGCTAGGAAGAATCAGCAGGATACTCCTCTTGATAAGCAACTACAAACCCTTCAAGCGCTGCTTGCTGCAAAGCAGAAACAATTGAGTGCGGCAAGCAAAATGGCAACTGCCCAGCCAACTAAACCACCAGCACCAGCACCAGCACCAGCACCAGCAGCAGCACCAAAGATAGTCTAAACAGAATTCATGTTTACTCATATATCTAACCCCCAACTTGTAGATTTAAAAGTAAAAGAGCAGGGTGGACAACGGTGGTACCAAATACCATCTGGTGAATGGTTTCCTTCTATAACGACAGTTCTTAGTATTAAAGAAAAACCTTGGTTGGCTAATTGGAAAAATATGTTGGGCAATCAAGCTCAAAAAGAAACAGATCGGTGTGCTGAACGAGGAACGGCGGTGCATAAAATGGCAGAACATTATTTGAATAATAATGCAGCCCCCATGAAAGGATTTGACCTAGAACATATTAAATTATTTAACCAACTCAAATTTCATTTAAATAAATTAAATAATATACGAGCCCAGGAAGTTCCACTGTATAGCACAGATCTGCGAGTAGCAGGTAGAGCTGATTGCATTGCTGAATATAATGGCGTGTTGTCTATTGTTGATTTTAAAACATCTAACAACAACAAAACCAAGGAAACTATTGAAGATTATTTTATTCAATGTACTGGTTATGCTATAATGTATAACGAATTATACCAAGAACCTATTGAAAATATAGTAATACTAATGGCTGTCGAACGGGGAATGGTCCCGCTAGTGTTTCAAGAGCCTATCGATGCCTACGTTAGGCCTCTTATCGAACGCATAAATATCTTTTACGAGCAACACCAACAACCAACTTCAAAATAAGGTGATATTATGTATACAAACCTTAACGACTTGCAAGAACACTTCTTGAAAGGAAATGTAAATTTTTCAAAACCATTTCTTTTGAATGAAAAAGAATACATCTTCAACGAAAACAAAACACCAATACAATTTGTTGATACTTTAATAAAAACAAAACAGAAACTACTCAGCGTTTGTTCACTAAAAGAAGATGAAAACGACTTGCTTGTTTTTGCATGGGCAGTCAAGAACAATTTACAAATAGTTCCGGTTGGTGTTAAACACATTCATGTAAATATTACCAATGAAGACGAAGCCCCCCAACCCACACTTGGCGGTGCCACAAAAGTAGAATTTACATCGTTGCCACACAGCAAACCGGTAGATGCTAGGGTTGATACAGGAGCTGAAATCTGTTCACTGCACGTGGATACTCTTAAAATTATTCCCAATACGAACACAGTGCAGTTTACCGCTAGTGAATTGTCAGATAGATTAATAACCATGCATGCCCGCGCCACTGAAAACGTAAAAAGTGCTAATGGAGAATCACAACGGATTGTTGTAATGATGGATATTAGAATTGATGGAAAGAACCTTTCTGGCGTTTTGTTCAATTTAGCTGATCGCAGCAATATGGAATTCCCTGTTCTTATAGGAAGAAATGCTTTAGAGAAGGGGAAGTTTCTTATTGACCCTGCAAAAGAAAACGTTAAATTTGATATGAGTCAGCAGCTCCAAGAACTCTTTGAATCTGTATCTGTTCCTGATGTTGATTTTGCTGTGCTTGAAGCAGTCTACACCCAAATGTATAATAGTAATATTACTTTGGCTGATCTTATGAAATATATGAAAACCCAAGCTGTAAGTGCCATCAAGGATACGGAGTACTAAATGGGTATCAAATCTCCGTTCTATATTATACCCGAATTCTTATCACCATTAATGTGTGAGCATGTTGTTGATGATTTGGATTTTTATGTTGCTGATACTGATGCTAAGTTATCCCCCCAAAAAATGCAGAAGACCCATGAGCAGTCCCAATCTATGATATATGAACGATTGGTTCAAGTCATTCCTACAATGGAACAATATTATGGCTTTGAATATAAGGGAACTCACCCTATGCAATTTGAATGGTTTCCTGAGGAATCATCGGGGACATTTGTTTGTGAAAATAGCAACTATTTGCGGAGCAAATGGGTCAGGACCAATTCATTTGACATTACAGGTATTTTGTTTTTAAGTGATTTCCAATCAACAATACCTTTTGATTCTGAATATGAAGTTTATGGTGGAAAAGTTGAGTTTCCCCAACACGGGTTTGGATTCAACCCACAGCGTGGCACAATTGTTTTTTATCCTAGTGGCCCACATTTTATCAACATTACCGCTCCTATTCTCTACGGTGATCTGTATCAAGTTCGAGTTCATTTAACTGCAAAAATGCCATATTTGTACTCTCCTGCTAACTTTCCGGGCGATTATACTAAATGGTTCGACCACAATAACACCTAACTTATTGATATAAAATAGATTAATTGTAATAATTATTGTTGACATTTAGGACCAAATCCCTGAAACTATTAACTGTTTGATAGATATTTTAGATTAATTTACTTGTTTAATATCTCCAAACTTAACGACCAGAGGAGTTCATATGAATTTTCAAGATCTTTTGAAACAGATGCAAAGACAAGGAAAATTACTGGGAGTTTTTGTACTATCTTTTCTGATTGTGGCAGCTCATCTGTCTATTGGAATCGATCGCACATTTGCGAGAGCAGCAAACACTATGGAATACCCCACACCACCAACAACACCTGCAATTACAAATACAAACAAACTACAATTTAACAAAAAACAAATTGCCTTATTGAAAATAGCATACAAATATGGATCTGAAATAGGGTATCCTGAAACCATTCAAGCCATCTTGCTTCAAGAATCAAACGCAGGGACAGCCAATATCATTGGTGATCTCAACGAAGCAGTAGGTCGTAGATCGTACGGGCGCATGCAGATTAAGGTGGCGACTGTTCGTCTTATTCTTCCTTGGTATCCTGATATATCGAAGCAATATTTTAATGGACGAGGTGCGACAAGTATTCTTGATGAAGAGATAATTGCATTGTTGTTGTCAAATGATGATGCAAATATACAAATAGCTGCAAGGATTTTTGAATTTAAACTAAAAGAATCAAACAACAATTGGGCCAAAGCGGTTGCTGCATATAATCTTGGACTTGCTGGTGCACAGCGGATTCGACACTACAGCAAATTTCCTTATGTTGCTGCAGTTAGTGGGAGCATTTCCGGTGTTATTAATCCTCTCAATGAACAATTGGGGCTTGCTGCTCACACCAGCACCGCTGAAATCAAGGTAGCAACTACAAAATAATTTCATGTTCTTGTTGTAAATCTCCGATCAACGTATTATTATAATGCCTTACTGTTTATTGTTACAGTATAAAATAAAAATAACAAATAAAGGAGATTTTTTACCATGGCAGATGCAATAGTACCCTCAAGTCCCGTAGATAGACAAAAAATGAAAACAATGTTGGCAGAGATGACACACTGCATGCAGCGCATTGACGATGAAAGAGAATCAATCAAAGAAATAGCCAACAACATTGCTAGTGATTATGGTGTTGATAAGAAAATTGTAAACAAAATTGCACGGACAATGTATAAACATAATTATAATGACATTCAAGCGGAACAAGCTCATTTTGAGGAATTATATGAACTTATCGTTGAAAGTAAGAAACCTTAATTTTTTACACAATAAAAACTAATAAGGAATTAAATTGAGTTATATTTCAACTCTTCATAAGAAAGATGATGTAATTATCTGGGAAAGAACAGACAATGGTCGAGAAATGCGACGGGTGTCTGCTCCTCTCTATTTTTATATTGAAGATGAAAATGGTGAGTATGAAAGTATTTTTAAAAAGAGGCTTTCGCGTGTTCAATTTGAAAATATAAATGACTTCTACACAGCAAAGCGTGATTATCAGAGCAGGGGGGAACTCCTATATGAGTCAGACATTACTCCCGACCTCAAGGTATTATCAACTGAGTACTATGAAAAACCAGCTCCAAATCTCCACATAACTTTCCACGATATCGAAGTTGATTACAATAAAAAGATTGGATTTAGCTCAGTTGCAAACCCATACGCCCCAATTAGTGCAGTTACACTATACCACCAATGGTTAGATGAGTTTGTTGTTTATATAGTTCCACCAGATAAAGAGTGGCTCGATAAGGGCACAGACTCGTTATCGCCAGATATATTAAAGATGGCGAATGTGACGTTTTGCAAAAATGAAAAAGAGCTTCTATTGTACTATCTGGCCGAAATCGAAGACAGCGATGTGTTAAGCGGATGGAATAGTGACTTCTTTGATATGCCATATATTGGAAAAAGGATCGAAGAAGCATTGGGAAAATCATATTTTAGAAAACTATCCTTTCCAGGTGGAGATGAACCAAAATATCGGCTTGTTGATAAGTTTGGTGTTAGCACCACCACAATTGATTTATCAGGAAGAATAAGTGCTGACTATCTAGCTCTATTTCAAAAATATGAACAAGAAGGAAGGCGCTCATATAAATTAGAAGCAATAGCTGATGAAATTTTGCCTGAATTACCAAAATTATCATTTAAAGGTTCTTTGCACTCGTTATATAGAGAAGATTTTGAATTTTTTATTCGATATAACATCCGTGACGTTGAAATTCTTAAAGGGCTTGAACAAAAACTCGGCTATGTCGCTCTTGCAAATGAAATGTATCATTTGTCAGGAGGATTATTTAAACACGTTACGGGGACATTGAAACTCGCCGACTTGGCTATCATTAATTATTGTCACCATGCATTGAATGTTATTGTACCTGATGGCCCGGATCGTGGAGAGGATGAAAGTGCACAAATTGAGGGGGCACTGGTTCTTGATCCTAAAATTGGACTACATGACTTTGTTGGTTCAATTGATATCAAATCACTATATCCATCAACCATTCGCGCTATTAATATTAGTCCTGAAACACTTCGCGGGCAGTTCCTGGATAATGGTAAGGCTGTTGATGCTATACAAAAAAATGAACTTACTTATCTCAAAATGATGCACGAAAATGGGCCCATTGAAGAGTTGAGTGCTTGCGACTGGGCAGACGTGCTCAAAAAACGGAAGTGGGCAATCAGTGGTTATGGAACGGTCTTTAGTCAGGAAGTAGAAGGTGTAATTCCAGCGATTCTTCGAGTGTGGTATTCTACTAGAGAATCCTATCAAAAATTAAAAAAAGAGGCGGAACAAAACAACAACAAGGATAAGGCTGCCTATTATGACCGACTCCAATATGTTTACAAAATAAAACTCAATAGCTTATATGGTGCTCTTACAAATCTTTTCTTTAGATTTTTTGATTTGAGAATGGGTGAAAGCACAACAGGAACCGGGAGAATGGTTCTTCGCCATCAATGTTCCAAGGTTAATGAAATTCTAACAGGCAAATATGATTTCAACGGAGAGGCGGTTGTGTATGGAGATACTGATTCAACATATTTTGAAACCTGGACCGATAATGCAGCAGAAGCAATTCTGGTTGCCAATAAGATTGCAGATGAGGTTAACAAGTCATATCCAGCATTTATGCAAAGTGCATTTTTTTGTACCCCAGGTTTTGATAATAGCATCTCTACGAGCCGTGAAATTGTTTCCGACCGAGGAATTTTTGTCGATAAGAAGCGATACATTCTGCACATTATCGACAAAGACGGAAAACCGACAGACAAGATGAAGGTAATGGGGTTAGATACCAAAAAAACTACATTACCAAAAACTGTGGGTGATAAAATAAACAAATTTGTTGAGCGGTTTTTGAAAGGAGAAAGTTGGGACACAATTGCACAAGATATTGTTGATTATAAAGAATATCTGATGAATGCAGCGAATGTCTTACTCATTGGGCTTCCCAGAGGAATTAAGGGAGTAGAGGATTATACTCGCCAATATTTAAAATATGGGGCAGGAGTAAAGTTGCCAGGGCATGTTGCTGCAGCAATTCACTATAACCAATGTTTGGAAACATATAACGACAAAGAAAATGTACAAATTACAACGGGAATGAAAATCAAGGTATTTTATCTAACGCAACAATATGGTAGATTCAAAAGTATTGCATTGCCAACTGATCTTGAAGATGCACCAGAGTGGTTTACTAACAACTTCGTGGTGGATAGAGACGCACACATCGAACGGTTGGTAGATAACCCGCTCCAGAATATTCTAAAAGCAATTAATAAAGAGGTTCCATCAAAGCAGAGTTTGGTTGTAGATACGATATTAGATTTTTAGTGATTAACGGATAATTATGCATTTTTGATGGAATATAGTCATATTTGTGATGCTATTTTTTAAGTTGTTTTATGATACATAAATGTTGTATAATTATAAAGGTATAGGTACACAATTTGTCCAATATAATGAGGTGCGTGATATGAGATTATTCTACCAATTTATTATAGCAGTTGTTGCTGCTGCTATTCTTGGTCTTGTTGTATCAAATCTAGTTTCGTTTACTAAGCAAAAGATGATATTCGATGTACAGTTGCCTGTTACTCCAGCAACAATCTCACCCACGCCACCGACAACCTCATCGCCCACAACACTAGCAACTCCTCCACCACCTCTCACAACATTTAATGCTGATAATTATTCCTGGAACCTTATCTTTGGCGACAAGAATGCTAGTGTGTTTATTAACCCAAAAACATTATCTATTGATGATGGTAGCAATGGGATAGTGTTAGTCAAGATTACATTTGTTTATCCCGAAAACTACAACGTACAAAAAACTAACAAGAAACTAATGTCAATGGTTGGTATAATGGTTGCAAATTGTAAAGAAAAACAATATAGATTCATTGTTGTTCAAGCAATTTATACTGATAACACTTCAGAAACCTTCCAACTTCCGATGGAAGCAGATGTAAAAAAGATAACCATTTCAGACACTGAACTGGCACACCCGACAAAATACACAACCATGATGTTCGTTTATATTAATGCATATTATGCAGAAAAGCTCAAAGCAGAAGAGAATGTGCAAAAGCATATAAAATATCAGCGGGCCAAAAAATGGAAAAATATTTAAACAAACAATCACAATAATATCAAAAGGCATAATATGAATTTAAATAATGAAGTAATTGATTACATACAAAATGTTGTGAAATGTGCACAACTTGTTAACATTGATAGTGTTATTATTGAACATAAATTAGTTCGAGCTGTCGCGGATGATAAAACTGTTTTCATGTTTCAGGAACAAAACGTGCCATCTTTTTTTGACTCATATTCAATTGGGCTCAATCGGCTTTCTGTTTTTGCTTCCCGGTTAGATGTTGCAAAGACAAGCGATAATTTTTCCATCGAAGCTGTATTAGATGATGACAATCAAGCATTTGCCAGAGCTCTTGTTATGAAAGGAAAGGGATTAAAAATCGATTATCGGTGTGCAAATCCAAAAACTATCCTTGCACCAAAGCGATTTAATGATACTCTGAAGGTACAAATTGACATACCACCCGAATCTGTAGTCTTATTACAGCGGGCGGTGTCAGCCATGCAGGCGGATATCGTTACGCTCATTAGTAATGATAAGGGTGTGTCTTTTGAATTAACAGATGTTAATTCGGATGTTTTCTCCCACACAATTACCACAGAAGCAAAAGCGCTAACACCAGAAAGCGACACTTATTTTGTGCACAGGTATCCGGTAAAATTGTTACTTACACTATTAAAAACCAGTCCGAGAGGAGGGGTTTCTATTGGACAAAAGGGAGTTCTAAACATTGTACTCAATCAGTTAAATATTTTTGTAATGCCACAGGTGTAAATTATATGAAGAAAAAAAATAAAAAAACAACAAAAAACATATCCAAGAAAAAGGTATCAACTAAAGGTCCGCACGTGGAAATCATTGGAGCTGAAGTTGATTCCAGAAAAGGAATTAAAATTGAATTAAACTGGAACGATGAATTTGTAGAGTACCTAAAAAAGAATGGATATACAGGCACATCTGAGGAAGCTATTGTTCAAAAATGGCTCGGTCAACTTTATGGCCAACTTGCAGTGGATATAAACCCAGATAAAAAAAGCGATTTTGAAAACTAAAGTGTTAGTGGGGAGAATATTATGTGTGATTGGTTAATTTTTGATATGTCGAATATGCTCCACAGGAGTTACTTTGCAAATAAAGAACATGATGTTGAAATAGGAACGGGGTTGGCACACCATACAGCTCTACTTACTCTCCAGAAATACTTTAAACAATATAAACCCAAAAAGAAAGTTATAATGGTATTTGATCGGCCGAGCTGGAGAAAGAGTTATACAGCCGATGCCGAATTGTGTGTTTCAAAGAAACCTTATAAAGGTAACCGCCGTCAAAATATGACGCCATCCGAAAAAGATAAGTATATGAAATTCTTGCATCATGTGGCTGAATTTGAAAACTTGATGAGAACACACACAAGCGTTATTTGCTTAGGACGAGACGGGCTCGAAGCTGACGATCTCATTGCTGGGTTCGTTCAAATGCACCCAGAAGATAGTACTATAATAGTCAGTGCTGATAAGGACTTTATTCAACTTCTTCAACACGAAACCGTTCAATTGATTGACCCTCTAACTGGCAAAGATCGCCGCAAAGATGAAAAAAATTGGAACGGTGATGCCCAATATTTTCTTTTTGAAAAGTGTTTACGGGGGGATATTGGAGACAACGTTGGAAGCGCCCTTCCAAGAGTCAGAGCAACCAGAATCAAGAAGGCATATGCTGACCCTTTCGAACGTATAAACCTTATGAACGAAACGTGGACAAATTCGGATGGTACTGAATTTGTAGTTAAGCACCTTTTTGAAGAAAATAAAGTTTTGATGGATTTATCAGCTCAACCCGAATGTGTTGTTACACGGATACACGAGACAATTGATACTGCAATGGAAAATCCTGGCAAATATTCTCATTTTCACTTTCTAAAGTTTTTGGGTCAGTATGACCTTAAAAAAATTACTGAGAATATCGATACTTTTATTCCACTCCTTAGCCGCTAAGACTTAGATATAGGGGTAGTAGGTGTAGGTGTAGGTGTAGGTGTAGTGCTGTCGTTTTTGGTAGCACCAAACTTCCAGGGCAAAATAGATTTGGACCAATCCTTTCCTGTGCTTACATAAAACCCAAAAATAGCTGATGATAAACTTATAACTGCTGTCACAAAAGCGGTCTGGCTTGTTGATGGACCACCAACGATATCTACAACATGACATGCCAGCTCTTGTGCTTTATCAAGGGGAACGCCTTTACTCAGGGCTGCAGTTAATACGTCAGCAGCACACTGGATCTTTGGAAATGTTTGCAGATGAAGATACCATTCCATCAAATATGCTACCATTACACCATAAAGAATAACTATTGTCCTGGGAACAATCCGCCACGCATCAATTGATTCGGCGATTGCAAGGTGCCACATTCTAAATGAATTTATCTTATTAGCTTTATCATTTTCTTCAATGATTTGCTGAGTAATATCTTTTTGTTGTTTATCCGTGTCCATGTTTCAACCCCCCATAAATAATACACTAATAATATTTATGTATTTGGGGGTATTTTATGCTGGCAGTTGCAAGAGTTACCGACACTTTTGACTGCTCTGACGTAATTCAGACGGGCAGTGGTGATGTATTTGTTAACAATCTGCCCATGGCTCGGCTAACTGATACGACTACTGGCCATACCAGTTTTCCCTGTTTCTGGCCATCAACCGTTATTATTCAAGGATCAGGAAGCGTGTTCTCAAATAACCTTCCAGTTGCACGGATGACTGATCCTCTTCAATCACATTGCTGTACTTTACTCTGTCACTCCTCACGCATCAACAAAGGTTCGGGAGATGTTTTCAGTGGCTAACAATACAGCACCAATAAAGAAGAGATGCTACGTGATATGAGCGCCTGTCTTCCAAAATATATTGTATGTGGAACATATACACCAGATTTTACTCCTGGACCACAATCTTGTGTGTTACAAGCAACAGCAGAACGTCATGCAAGGTTGGTAGTTGGTGGGACTTTCTTTAGAAGTTTGCTTTTTGGTGCAGGTGAGAATAGCATACAAATCAATTGCCAACAGATTGGTTACAATTACACTGGTACAGGTACTTTAGCGAGCCCACATGTTGGAGATGTTGAGACAGTAACGCTTCGCATGACTATAACAAAAGGTGAAAAACTTGAATATTATGATACAACTCAACGGCGACAATATCAAAGTGTTGAGGGTCCTCCACTAGTATTTGTTAATATGTGGGTTTGGATATCAAATGCTATTTCAAATTTTCGGTCATTGATTAACGGTGTTAGTATGTTAGTCGCAATGCCGTCTACTGATGGTATACAACCATGGAATTCTGGTGTTAACGATCAAAACCATATCAATACGTTTGGCTCTACACATTTCGCTCACGGATCACCACCTGCACCGTCTGCGGCTATCAGAACTGGCCCTACCTACACAATACTGCAAATAGCGTCTACTGAAGATGGAAACGGGAACAGTGTCAATACAAATATTATAAAGTATTGGAATAGCAAGAATTGGATTGCTTTTTCGCCAAAAAAAGACTGTTATGACCCAAATAATATATCTGCAGGAACCTGCCCCTAACGATTGGTATCCCTTATTTTTTTATATGTAAATATCTACGGCTAACAATTAATTATAGTTATTCTTAAGGAGAATTAACATGGTAGACGGAGAAACCAACACAGTAAAATCAAAATATCCACACGTTGAATGGATTGACCTTAAAAATGATGGCACGCTTGTTGAATGCGCCATTATGCGAAAAGATGCAAATGGAAACATTTACTTCTTCGAAGTTGGCAATCTTGATAATGTCGATAAGCAACGCCTTTTCAACATTATTGTTGACCGCAATGCTTCGAGGTATGAACTTTGGGACCTTATGAGTCAAAAAACCCTTGGTAATGGTCTGAATGCACTTGAATATTTTCACCAACTAGTGAAGGTTATTACGCCTGCGGGACAGGTTATGACTCCACGTGCCGGTGTATTGGGTGCTCCAAATTCCGGACGGATGCGGATGATGAATGAAGAGGTCACCAATGAATCTCCAAACAAGAGGGGCAAGAAAGGAAAGAAAGCAGATGTTGCACCTGAAGAGGATGACATGGACGCAGAATAATTCCTTCACACAACAAGCAATAAGCAAAAAAGCCTCTTTACGGGGCTTTTTTGTTTTTAACCATTCCGAACCATTAGTTTCACTTTGCTGCCCTTAGATAATAAGGTTTTTGATAACGTTCCGGGGCTAATTTCAGCAGGGAGTATTCCCACAACGCGGGCGGCAAATTCGGAACATATTTCTCCAGGAAAATTTGATTTAGGAAGCCTAATATTAAAATACTTCAAGGCGAACTCTCGTATACCCACGTATATTGCTGTTATCCAACCATATTTTTCTATTCCAATCTTTTCCAACGCTGTATCCTGCATTTGATCCCATGAAGTTATAGTTGAGAATACATCTAAGTCACGGTTATCATAGAAAGATAGATTGACAATGCGACGGTTAGTTCTGCCTTGTGCTTCGACTATCATTAACCGTTTGGGGGAGGTATCATCTGTTTGAATCCAGAAAACTATACCTACATGAACATAGCGCGAGCTCGTTAAAAACATTATTAAACGATGGAGAATGCTTTTTGTCCCACGAACAAATACAATATCACCACTTTTGAACTGATTGCGGGATGCTTCATAAGATAATACAAGGTCAACAGAAGTATTCGACATATACTTACCCTCCCAAGAGCAAATATATATTTATGACCCTAATGATAATTTACTACTCACATTTACCTCAGGTGAGGATGATTACTAGGCGGACCTTGCCACAGAAATCGTGAGAGTGTATGTGATAGTTAGAGTCCGGTTTGATGCCTTGAGCACAGGCGAAAATATAAGGTGGGTTAGTAGGCGCTGGCGCTCAAGAGTTGGATTAACTGGATCATTTTGAACACCAGCATTGACACCTTGGACTGCTGCCTGTATATTGCCGCCTGTTGGTGAGTTAAGAGCGGCGATCATGCTAACATCTGTTATCGTTATCGAAGATGTAATACCTGTCGCATTGCTTGCAACTTTTAAATAACCATAAGTTTGGGCTCCAGCGATAGAGGGGAAGCTGTTACTCACATCTGTGATTGAAATTGTCGCACCAACAATTGTTGGACTGCCCCATGCTGGATCTTGAGTGTTGATGGCCTCACACAAATCACCATACAATATTTCACCTGCTGTACCAGACCCAGTTGCGGGGGTTGTAAAGGAAACTAGTTGTGGAGAACCACCATTAATAGCAACATTGAATGAATATCCAGTGCTGGGCAACAATGTTGTGTCGTCTGTTGAGACTCTATTTCCAACATCAATATATTGATATCCGTTTGTATCCACTGAAGGAGCACCATATGTATAAAGACCAAGCTCATCAAACATGAAAGAGCTTTCTGTTGATGTTGGTGTTACTGTATCAGTATTGAACTGACCTGCTGGCTCACCTGGATTCAGTACGGCAACTATTACAACCTCGGAAGATAAACCCAACTCATTACTACGAACGCCAGGACCTGATACGTTAGGAACAGATGCAGGATCACCAGTGGGGTTTGCACCTCCACCATCAGGATTTGTGCCCAACAGGGGATTCAGTGTTGGATTGCCTTCATCTATAACTTCTGCATATGTTTCATTATACAAGCCCGAGTCCCATGTCTTTACATCAGGACTTTGTCCGTCATGGGGAGGGTTATATGTAATAGTATAAGCCGCATTAACAGCCGTTCCGCCATTACCTAGAGCTATTTTGTAGATACTATGATTGCTTTCATTTGCCAAGGCGCGGGCGATGATGCGCGCAATATTTTGAGGGTGAATAGCATTGTCCTTATCCAGCAACACGTTTCCAAGGTCATCATGAATTTTTACATGCCCTTTAACTTCAAAACTACATTTAGCATTATATCCCTTTGCTGGTTTTGAAGATGATGTTGGTTGTTTCATTATAAACTCCTGGATTTTTACATTTTATGCTTTTATTTATGGATGTTTCCTAATTGTGTTACAAACAATTAAGGCATCCGCCTTACTGCTGTTGTTAGGGTTTTAATCATTTGATTGAATGCAATTGGTTCTATTAACATTTTCCCGAGGTCATAATTAAGAATAAATTCGTCTGGAATGTTGGAAAACACAAAAACACCCTTGCTACCCTCCTTTACAATGGATGTCATTTCAAATCCATGAACACGGAGACAGGCTGCAAGTATGATATCAGAAGTATGATAAATAGAGATTGTTGTCATATCATTATTTATGGGTCATATGTGTTAAATTGTATTGTTATACACAATTGATAGCGTGTTTATATCTTCATCAAAACCACCGACATCCCACATAGGATAATCAAATGCTCCGATTGCTGTAGCGCTGTTGAATGCGACTGTGTCGTATAAACTACCAAACGGTAAGCTACCATATGCACCTGGATCTTGATTTTCAACTACACGGTCAACAAAAATCGTATCATGGAAAGATAACATGAAATTGGAAGGATCTTCACCAAAACCAAACATCAACCGCTCACTAATCACAACATTTGCAAACATTCCCGAATCAGTTTCAAGAGCACAATATGTTGGATCACCATATCCAATTTGGTGCGCTCGAAGTATACCAAGAGCACCAGTGCCAATTATGTCTTCAATTGTGTATATTTGAGTAGATCCGCTGGCAAATGTTGAGTATAGAGTATGAAGAATGCCGTCATCGACTCCCGTTCCAGAAACTAAAAATGGATAACCATAAACAAACTCTGCAGTATGATTACCAGCAATAGTAAAGTAGTTATTTGTGCCGTTCATACCTGTAATTGAATACGGAGTGCTTGGAACCAATGGATCATATGCTACACCAAACCCACATGTATACACAGGAGTAATATCAAGAGTGTGTAATCCAATTGCTAATTGGAAATTTTCCAAAACAGATACGTTTATTGGATCAGTGTGAATATACTCAATCAAAACTTCAACAATTTTTGTATGATAAGGTTTAATATCCAAGACATAATCCACCAGCCCCTGAACTGGATCCTGAGTTGTAATATTTGTTACACTTGTAGTTTTAAGAAATGTTGTCATTATTAAAGTATTTTACCTTTTCATTAATTTTGTATCGTTTGAATATTTTAACCATCATCATACAGGCCAGATACTTCCAATATCTTAATACCATGAAGTGCAACCATTGAAGTTTTTATTATTCCATCATATTGAGCCTTAGTTGAAAAGGCATCACTCAACACCTCAAAGAACATTCTATTGGTATGTGCTCCGGGGAAAGTTGAATAAATTGCATTCATAGCTGATACAATATTTATTGGAGTATCAAACGAATATGTATCAAAGAATGCCCCAATATCCGTCGGATAAAAGTTATTTTTTGGATTTTGCAAATAAAATAATATAGTTGCAAGTGCCAGATCACCATCAACAAATGCTTGATCTTCCCCCAACCCATACTGTGTCTGTGTTCCATTTGTATCATCATATAGCTGACGCTCGAATGATGGAACTCGTATTGAGGAATCGGCTAATTTATATCCAACTATAGATTCTGTAATTTTGTCCCACAGTTCCCGAGGAATGTTTGATGGTTGTTCCCGTCTTATCATACTCCACTCTTCATGTGTATCTTTTAGACTCATTTCTGAAGCGTGGTCGTTAATAGCAGTACGCAGAGCAAAGTCTTTTACAAACCGCAACAAATAGCGATTATCAGCATTAACAATACCACCAATATTACGAACAATTGTTTGTGTATATCGATTTGGCAACGTTATGTGTGGGCCACTTCCTGGCCAAACAGGTACATCTTCTTGGTCCCTGATTTTTTGAAAAACCAAATATGGGGTGGGTATCGTTTCAAGCTGTTGTTGAACTTCTAATAACGACAGGCTATTTTTTTGTCTATCCGTTTTTTGGCTGACCCAGAAATAATATTTTGTGGTCACTTGATCATTTTCATATAATTTGACGGATGTATACTCATACCCATCTTTAAATTCTACCAACTGAGTTGCCTCATCTGCTGTATCTGGAAAAAATTGAGAATCTGTGTCTGTTAATACATGAACCGGTTTAACAATTTCTATAATATCAGTTGTAACTATAGGAACAGTAGTATTGATACTACCTGCAACAACCAACAACGACTCAGCATATGAGCCATTTATATAAACATCAACCTCTGTTCCATCAGCAAACAATGAAACAGGAATTGTGGGAAGGGTTGTAATTAGCAGCGATGGGTGAATGCTTTCATGAATTAATGAATCTCTTATCCAATCAGTGCTCTTAAATGCTGGAACAATGCTATGTATACCTATTCCAACATTAGTTTTTAATACTATAGGGCTTCCGGCAGGAGTATCTGATACATTAAAATTTGTAGATGCAACTGGAGTATTAACAATATAATAATGTGTATTAATTGTTAATTCGGGAGGCAATGTTCCTGTTGTTGAAAAGGCAACAACGTCACCATTTACATAAGTAGCTGATGATGATGTAAGGTTACTTATAAGTCCAACAACAGGGGCGGTCACACTTATATACCCTGATAGAGAGCTAAATAACGTTGTGACAGCAATTAAAATAGATGATGTTGGACCAAGTTCTGTAGACGTTATCTTTATGTTACCACCTGATAATATTGCAGTCGCGGCGCCGTTCAATGTTGTATTAATTGCAGCCAGCAAGGATGTAAATGTTTGAGCAGATGCTCCGTCAATTGACAAGGAAATTGGTGCACCACCATTTATATTAACTGTAGCTGTGTATGTTATTGATGTTCCAGGAACGGCTGCATTTATTGCTACGTATGAAGTCAATGAGCCAAATAGTCCCGTATCCACAATCATAACAGTGGATACTGAGCCAAGAGATGTGGATGTTATTTTTATATTGCCACTTGATAATGTTGCTATTGCTGTTCCACCAAGCGCTGTATTAATTAAAGCCAGCAGCGTTGTGTATGTTTGTGCGGTACTACCAGTAATGCTAACAGGATACGCTGTGCCATCAACGGTAATATATGCTGTGTAAATAGTAGCACCATTACTTAGTCCCGTTGAAGATGACAGAGTTTTTGCACCACCAACATTAACAATTTGATATCCTGCCGATGCTGTTAATCCTGTTAAATCAGATTCAATATGAGCACCACCAACATTAACAATTTGATATCCTGCCGATGCTAGGGTTGGTATTACAGTATCGGATATACGAGAGCGCTTAAACATAGTCTTTCTTGGGACTCCTGAATTGCCACTCGATACGTACTGGTCAGGAGGTACAGTTGATTCAGTCCACTGAAATACATTTATCGATCCCCAATCTGATAAACTTCCCCAGTTGTTTAATCGATCTTGGACATTTGGAAAAATGACACTGTCATAATATGGCACATATCCAAGAGTGCTTGTATCCAACCAAGTGGTACCCACCTCTTCAGCGTTCCAAGGATTTGAAGAAAGTTCGTTGGGGTTGAATGTTGATGTATATTCAGCACCATCAGTAGAACTTTGAAGGTCAATGTAATGAACAGCATTATGATAATGATGTCCACGAGCAGGGTCCCAAATAGGAATAGTTGTTATTACTGCTCCTGCAACATGATCAATGATTTTTGCAGGATTTAATTTGGTCTTTGCAGGATTTAATGTATAAACTTTTATATTTGTGTATTCCCACGACTCTGGATCAACCAGGAACCGTATAACACGAGAATTGATGCGTTCATAATCAACACCACTAGTTAATAATCGCGTGCCACCAACAGTTGAATATATTGGATGGACATATAATGGATCATATGCGACAATAGCAACACTATCACAAGGAACATCTGTAATATAATAATATAACCACCCTTCCCCACCATCCACAAGCTGAAAATTTGGTGTACTGTCAATCGATGTGACTTCAGCATCGAAGTAAAGATTTAATTCTTTACTCAATGATGCAAGCTCGGTTGGATATTCAAACCAACGAGTATCTTCTGTCAATTTAATTCCTTCAAAACCTAAATCAGGCACTTCCCCAGTCCGCAAGAACTCGAACTTTACTTCTTGATTTAATGAATCCACAGCAAATAGATTCAAATTAGGATATTTTTTCTCACGAGAATCACCATAATTACTTATTTTATATGCCCAAAATTCATCAACTTTAGCGTCAATAAAGTGTCTTGATTGAATAAAGGCCGTAATAGAGTTTACCGATCCTTTGTTCTGAATTAGCCCTCTCCAGAATAAAAATTGGGATTTGGGGTTAATATTAATCTGTTTTAAATAGTCTTTTTGTCCTTCATATCCCAACAAAGCACGAGAACTTCGTGTAACAGGGATTTCTTCATCAACTTGAAAGGTATCATAAAACTTTTGAATATCAACAACACTTGCTTCAAAGTTGCGGGACATTTGATTATTTAAAAGAACATACCCGCCCACATTTGGCCGTTGTGTAGTAATTTGTTGTCTGTTGAAATCTAAATTGAACTTCGACGTATTGAGCCCTACAAACGGATCATATACAAGAGCATTATTTGTTGTGTAATTATTAAAAACGATTACATGCTCATACCCATTTAAAATAAGGTGGGCGCCACCAGCGTGTAAATAATTATATGGATCTTCTACATAATGTAGCTGAGGCATCTTGTCGTTGGGAATTTTATCATTAATAACGACATGTCCAATTTTATCTTCACGATAAACAGATAGGTCTTTGTTAGACAGTTGGCGACCATACTGATCAAATATCGTTTGTTGTATACGCACTTCTGTATAAGGACCTGTAATAATATTTGAAATTATTCCTACAGGGGTTTGCAACCAGATATGGTTCCTGATAGGATTTATTTCGTATGAGGGGAGAAGAGTAGTATCAACAACATACTCATGTACCCGCAACGAACCACTTCCTGATGTAGTAATATCAATTGCAATATTATTTTTTGCATCATTGAGCGTTGCCGCTAACCTAAACTCACCATTTGTATCATCGATTAAGAAATATGGTGTGTTTGGAAGTATTGGGTCAGGCAGAGAACCGGATGTTGAAATTACAACCGGAGTACCTACTAACCATCCCGGCCAACTTGAGGCAAATGTCCATTTATCAGTTACGGTGTTGACGGTAACGTCAAACTTATCTACGCTCTTATATCGAAGAGAACGCAATTGATAGATATGATCGACAAAACGTTCAATTTCTGTCTGCCAATCTACAGGACGGGCAGTGTCGGGGTCTTGTTGTGTAAATTCATAATTAAACACAAACCCCTGCTCATTTAATTTTTTAATATAACCATCTATGACATCAATTAGATTTTGAACACCTGTTATATTAGATGGTGATACAAAAGTTTTTGTTGATCGTGTATCAATAGTATAGTGTCTCCAAAATGTTGATGTTGATGCACCACCCAGAGCTTGAAAGGTTGCGTCAACATGACCAACAAAAAGCTGGCCCTGTCCCGCTGATGTAAATACTATTGATGTGGGGATTGGAGCTGTTGCTTCTGCATATGTTTCCGCTACCTTAAACGTTGTGGAGGAGGTCATAATTACATAATATGGTTCATCTCTAACAAGATTTGATGGAATGTTTTGTGTACTAGAAAAATAAATCTCTGTACCAGAATTCCATGGAAGAGTTCTATAATTTGCTGTAATATATCCATCCACATCTATATTTGTAATACTAGCTGTTACACTGATAATAGTTTTATTATTACTTGAATTATATGATGAGGATAGTACGGTCCAACTACCGTTATTTCCCGTTGATCCTGTAACAGAAAATACGCGGCCTGATGTAAATACATCTGTTTCATTACCAGCAACTGCAAAAGTATTATTAAAGGTATCAACACCAACAATACTATATTTGTATAATGCACACTCCCCTGTTACAATATCAAGAAAGAATGGATATCGATGAATATCATAATATTCAATGGTTCGGGATATTGGAGACAGTGTCCGCAACTCAAATGTCCAATCTGCTTCTGTTTCATAGCGCCCCAATGATGGTGGCATATGTAATACGGTTGCTTTTAGTGCTTCAACCCATCTATCCTCAATACCCAACGATTGTTTAAGTGTAACATTATAATCACTTGAAGTTATATCAAAATTTTTATTTGCGGCAATTAACGAAGATGTATCAATAATCGAATCAAACTGATAGGATAATAGTGGATGCCAATCGACCCATTGTTGTCTAAAATTAGAGAAATTTGTATCATAATTATAATAACGGTTGAAGTTGACATACCATTGATTTA